GACCCTGGGGAGCGTCAATGTTCCTTTGCTTGGCCACGTGCCGATCAACCCGGAAAGCATCGCTTTCACGGGGAACCTGCCGGCGGCGGCGGCGGTGCAGGGGCGCGCGATCGGCGCGCTGGGTGGCGCGGGGCTCGAGGCGCTGGCGCAGGCGTCTCCCCGGGTGGCCGCCACATTACAAACGGCCAAGGCGCTGGACACTGCCGTGCAAGCTGCCCCCTGGTATGAGCAGGCAGCCGTGCGCGCGATGCAACGCGGTGTGGAAGGCATGCCCTTCGGCGCGGCCTATGGGGTATTGCAGGCGCGCAGCAATGCGCCAATGGTGAACGGCCACTACGTCGAACCCACCGTGGCGGAGTACCTGCAGGCGGCGAAATCGGGCGCGGCTGGGGGCGCGGTGCTGGGGACCCTGGGCGGGGTGGCGGAAGGCGTTACGCCGGCGCTGTCTGCCGTGGCTATGCGCAAAGTGGCACAGTTGAAGCTGGGGTTGAAGGGCGACGCGACGCCGGCGGAGATCCTGCGGGCGTCGGAGGATTACCTCAAGCGGAAAGGCGCGGTGGCCGTCGATGCGGACGGCAACGCGGTGATCGATCCGGACAAGGTGAGCCACCTCTTCCAGGATGAAGTGCTGTGGACATGGGAGCAGCTCCGGGACAAAGGGCAACCGGTGAGCCTGCTGGAATCCGTGCCGAAGATCCTGCGTCCGCGGCAAGTGGTGCGGATGCCGGGGGCTGGTGCGGCCACTGCGGCGCCACCACCGCCCACTGACACTTTTACCTCTTCACCTCCCCCACCGCCTCCTCCGGACGTGTCGGGGACTGCAGGGACCGGATTGACCAAAGGGACAGATTATGTCCCTTTGGCGGATGTCCAGGACATCCCGTTGCCGGAGGCGCAGCCGCTTCAGCCGGGTATGTCCGTGATGGCTGGTCCACGCGGCAACCGGCGACCGGGGACGCTGGTGGACATTCGGGCGGACATGTCCGGGACACCCATCGGCTATGTCCAGCACGCCGGCGACTCGGCGCCGGTGGGGTATCAACTCTCGACGTTGATGCGGGTGCGTGGGGAGGATCTGCCGGCAGAGGTCTTAACCGAGACACCGGCCACCCCAGCCACCGATCATTTGCCCGTGCCCGTGGCCCCCACGTCGCGCCAGCAGCGCAACTCGATGGTGAGTAGTGGTATACCAGCACAACCGGGGGGTGGCGCGCAAGGCGGGGCGATTTCCACGAAACCACTGTATGAGATGAACCCCGACGAACTGGCAGGCATGGCGGAGACGCTGACGGCAGCAGACAAAGACATTGAAGTGCAACTCTTTGGGCCTGCAGGCGCGGCGCGATATAACCGACTGCAACGGACGGCCAATAGTTCGACGGCCAGCCCGGAGTCAGTAGCCGCGGCGATGCATGAGATCGAGGGGATGGAAGGCACGCTGACGCCGGAACAGCAAAACCGCCTCTTCGGGATCGGCGACACCTCGCCGGCGTTGGATGATGTGCATGCCTTTCAGAACGCGCAGGAACTCCTCGAGCTCCGGGGGGAAACCCCGGAAGGGCTAGCACAGGGGATGCATCGAGCCATCACCGACATTGGTGAGGCGACAAACCCGGCGGAGATGACCCGCCGGCAGCAGCTCGCCTATGCCCAAATCCGGCGCGCGCATGAGATTGCCCAGGAGAAGGGCTGGGATGCCCAGGCAATCCTGTTGGAAGCCATCCGCCAAGCGGCGGCACAATACCATGACCCTGCGGACGCGGCGTTCATGCTACAGCGGTTTGAAGGCCTCTTCCCGCAGGCGTTTGGTTCACCGCGGATGCATACCTCTTCACCGCAGAGACGCGGAGACGCAGAGGGGATTTCTTCGGGGGTGGCGCCGTTGGCGTTGCCGGCGCTGACTCCATCGGCGCCGGTACCCTTGGTAGCACCGCCTGCAGTCTCGCCGGCGCCGGGGGTGACCAGCGCTGTTGGTGGGGGCGGGGTGGATGATAGCCACGGGCTGGAAGCCCGTGCCACGTCGGCGGAACAGCGCATCCTGGATGCCATCGGCACGGAACCGACACATGTGGACCAGATTATCGAACGGTCGGGACTCACGCCGGCGCAAGTGAGTTCTCACCTGGTGATGATGGAATTAGGCGGGAAGGTGAAACGAAGCCCGGGAAACCTGTACACCGCCGAGAAGCTGCCGGATACTCCGGTACTCCCGACGAATACGGGTACGCCTGATGCGCAGGTGCTGGCGACGTTAGGGACGGAACCGATGCATATTGATTCCATCGTGCAGCAGAGCGGACTTTCGCCGGCGCAAGTGAGTGCGGCGCTGGTGATGCTGGAATTGCAGGGGAAGGCGCAGAAGTATCCGGGGAATCTCTACAGCATCCCCACCCCGCGGCCATCGGCCTCGGGGACGCCGGCAGCGCGCAAATCGTCCAAGCGGGCGGGCGGTGCGGCCAGGAATGCGGCGAACGTGACCGAGGATCTGGCCCAGCCGCCGGCGGTCCAGTCTTCTGTCCAGGACTTATCCCCATTGGAGACGCCGCGGACGATCTTGCCGGCGACCAGTGCCGGGGCACCTGCTCTGCATAGCATCGGTTCACCCTCCACCCCCACTGTATCACAGGGTACCGGGGATGTCGAGGGGGCAGTGGCGGCGGCGCAGACATCGCCGGTGATTTCTCGCGACGAGGAATTGACCCTCCGCCAGGCGCTCGGGGCGCACGTCAGCCCGTTGGCTCTCGCCGTCGGTGAGACGGACACGGTGAAAAATGTCACCGGCACTATGGCGCCGGTGCATTGGGCGATTGTCGAGGCGGATGATCTGATCACCTCGCATACCACCGATTTCGAGGTGGATGCACGGCATGGTGCTGGTTTCTCCGAACCATTGCAACTCCGCGATTTGACGGAACCTGGTGAACAAGGAAAAATCCGCCACTTTATTGCTACTTTTGATCCGCGGGAAGTCGTGGGCGATGGCGGTGGGAAAGCCAATGATGGTGCGCCGACGATCACCCCTGATGGGCGCGTGGTGGCCGGCAATGGGCGGACCATCATGCTGAAGACGCTCTTCCAGTCACACCCAGACAAGGCTAAAGCGTATTGGGAATTCCTCCTGCGTCGGGCGCAGATCTACGGGCTGACAGAGGCGCAGATCCGCCAGGCGCGGCAGCCGGTGCTGGTGCGCATCGGGCAGTGGGACACGCCGGAAGCGCTGGTATCCTTCGCGCGCGATACCGACAAAAAATCGACGGGCGGGATGGGCGTGGTGCAGCTGGCCACCGGAGACGCAGAGCGGCTGGCGAAGGCCGATATTCTTTCTTCCTTCGTGCCGAATGAGACGGGCGAAATCAACACGGTGGCGAACCGGAATTTCATCCGGCAGTTCGTGCAGGCGGTTATCCCGGCAACCGAGCGCGAAGAAATCATGACTTCGGATGGTACACTCAGCCAGGACGGGATCCGGCGCGTGAAGGCGGCACTGTTCAAGCTCGCCTACAATGCGCCGAACCTGGTGGAAACCATTTTCGAAGATCCGAACAACCCGGCGCGGAATGTGACCAATGCCTTGCTGGGCGCGGCCCCGCGGATGGTGGCCATCCGGCGGAAGATGGACGCCGGCCAGTTGCAGAACGTGACCCCGGTGATTCAGGACATGGTAGACGCCGTGTCGCGCTACCTGCACCTGGCCGAACGGGGCGTGAAGATCCAGGATGAACTGCAGCAGGTGACCATGGGCCTGCAGGATGATGGCCTCACCCCGCTGGCGCGCGAAGTGCTGGGCTTCTTTGACCGTCACAAACGCTCCGGGCGGAAGCTGCTGGAATTCTTCAATGCCTTCGTGGACAGCGTGGAGAAGAAGGGCAACCCGCAACAGGTGGGCCTCTTCGGCGAGGTGACCGGCATCGATGGTGCGCAGCTCGTGCGCGATCTCCTCCGGGAGCTCGAGGCGAAATGGACGCGGACGGACACCACGGGCACGCTGGGTGGTACCGAGGTGGCGCCGTCGTTTGGCGGGCCATCCCTGCTGGCCCCGACTCCAGAGGACACCGGGGGCCTCTTCCGCGAAACCTCGGCCTCCTACGCGACGGAGGACGGCGCATTAACCCCGCCCCCACCCCACCCGCTGGCGGTGGACAAAACGTTGACCGTGGAAGGCGTGCTGCGTGGCGATCTGCGAGAGATCTCGCAGCGGATGCAAGCCCGCGGGCAGGTGCCCACTGCCTTACGGCCCGCGCTGGCCGCCATCGAGCGGTATACCCGCCAGCCCTCCCAGCGTACCCTGCTGGGGATTGATCGCGCATTGAAGACGGTGAGCGAAATCCCCGGACTGGATGAGGATGTACGGCGGTGGGTGACCATGTCGCGTGATCGATTGCACCTGCCCCGCGGAACGACACATCCGACGCTCGGAGCGGGACCGTTCGGGCCTGCACATCGAACCCCCATTACCTTACCGGACCCCACGGCGCCATTACCCACGCACGCGACACACGTAGGCGAAACGGCTCTTGCGCCTGGTGGCCGCGGTGGTATAATGGATCCAGTGCGCGATCAGCTCGATCAGATGCTGATGCAGCAGGAGCCGTATCATGACGGACAGCGAGCCGAAGAACGACAATCCATTGCCGAGACCCTCGCCGGCATTGCCCGTGAATCCGGAAACGGGACTCCCGTTCACGCCGGAGGAGATGGAGGCGGGCACGCAGGCGCTGATCGACCGGGGCTTCGGGAAGGAAACTCCTCCAGCTATCAAGTGCTGGGGGTCGGCATTACCCCCCCAGTCGCGGACCTCGCCCGAACCGGACACACCGACTTAATTGGCCGGGTTGTCTCCTCCCCGGAGGAATTGGGGGCGCTGGCGCAGATTTACCGCAATCCTGCCTTCGAGACACTCCGCTTCATCGCGCTGAACGACGCCGGCGAAATCGTCTTCGAAAGTGGCGTCTCCGCCCACCTGCCCGGCGCGACCCTCCTCTATCCGACCCATCGCCTTCGCGCGGGGAAATATCACAGTACCCCTACTCCGCAGGAGATCCTCGAACGCCGTCTTGCCCAACGCCGGCATATCGCCAGCCTGGGGCGTGCGATGGCCCGCTTCGGCGCCACGAAATACGTGTTGCTGCACAATCATCCGAGTGGCCATGTCACACCCAGCGCTGACGATTACTTGACCATTGCCAACGTCCAAGCGTCCCTCCCGGGGAACTGGGCGAACATCATCATCGATCATCATAAGATCGGCCTCTCCACCCCCGCACATCCCGAATTCCAGGAAGTGGAAGTGGGTGATCCCACGGCGCCGGATCCCATCCTGACGCCCTCCCTCCCCCACCCGGAGCTCGGGCAGAATCTCCTGGAACCTGCGGCCTATTTTGATCATGTGCGCGCGCTGGTGAATCATGCCCAGCAGCTCTACCATGCGGATGATCATCTCATCCTCACGTATCTTGGCGCCGACGGCAACGTGCGCGCCATCGAGCGGGTGCCACTCGGGCAATTCCGCTCCGCCGAGACGGCCATCCCCTGGATTCGCGGGCGCATGCGCCAATGGGGCGGGCGTGCCCTGTTTGCCACCGCCTTTGTGAAAGATCATGCCAGCATCCCGCAATTCAAAGCCACAGTCCAGGCGTTGAAATCTGCCAAGATGATCACGGATGCGCTCATCTACAATACTGATGGTATTCTCTCCACGGGCGAGCGTGTGCCTGAAATGGATCTCTATCTGGGGCATCCATTGCATGGCATTCAGGTGCGGGAGGAGATGGCGCAGGCCCCACAGGCTCCGCAGGAGCGTCGCCCTCCCGAGGGCGGGTTTACCTTTGAGAACCCGGAGATCGAAAAGCGGTATGCGGCGGCGGCGGTGAGCAAAACCCCGTGGCTTCAGCGGATGCAGGAATTCACGGAACGGCTCTTCCACCAAATGACGCGGATTTACCCGGACTTGCCGCGGGGGCGGCAGTACGCGGAGGCACACGAGGCGCTGCGCTGGCTGGGGGCGCAGCACGAAGTGCAGGCGCGGAAGGCGCTGGAGACCCTGCGGGACATCACCGAGGGGCTGGACGCCGATTCCTTTGCCCTCTTCAGCCGGCAGGTGATCATGGACGATCTGATGGCTACCTTGAAAAAGCAGCAGGAGCAAAAGCAGAAAGTGCGGCTGCCCTTTGGCTTTGACGAGCACACACTGGCGCATGAACACGCCCGGTTGTCCGAGATGACCAACGGGCACCCGGCGGTGCAGGCCTCGCTGGGCCGGCGAAAAGCCATCTGGGAGGATCTGCGGCGGAAGTATATCGAGAACATGAGCCTGGTCGCGTTCGACGTGGCCGACCGACTCACCCGCGAAGACTATTTCCGGCACCTGATTCTGGATTATGCCGATGCCCAGCAGTCCATCGCCGCCGGCAACCGGAAGCTACAGGTGAACATTCACCGTGGCTACCTGCAACGGCGGACCGGGTATGAAGGGGATATCTCCACCGATTACCTGGGGGTGGAATACCAGGTGATGAGCCAGATGATGTATGACATGGCGGTGGCCGACACGCTGCTGGCCATCGAAGGCAATTACGATATTGTCGCCCAGCTCAAAGAGCAGGCCATCGTTATCAGCAAAAAGAACGGCTATGAACACGTCATGGACTGGCACCGGCTCATCCCGGAGGGCTACACGGCGTGGGCGGTGCGGGAAGGCTTCTTCAACTTCGCCACCTACAGCATTCCGAACAAACTGGCGGCAGAAGCGATCGCGCAGGGATTGGAAACCCTCAACATCCCGGTGGAGGAGCTGAAGAAAATCCAGGCCGTCGGCGGGCGCTTCCAGGAATACGTGATCCCCATGGAACTGGCGAAGACGCTGGATGCCGTGCTGCCGGCGCGGGAGGACAGCGCGCTGGCGCAATTCAGCCGGGCAACGCTACGCGCGTGGAAACAGAGCGTGCTGTTGATGCCGCGGCGGCTGGCGAAATACAACCTGCGCAATACTAGCGGCGACCTGGAAGTTGTCCTCCGGGTGAACCCGTCGGCAGTGCGGTACATCCCACAGGCGGCGCGGGAGCTGCTAGCGATGTTCCGCGATAGCCGCCAGGCCACCCCCACCCTGCGGGACTGGATGGACCGGGGGGGGACACAGGGGACACTGCAGGCGCAGGAGATGGGACAAGTCAACGAACTGGCGCAATTTGTCCACCTCCTGCAGCGTCAACGTGTCCAGGACATGCCGGCGCGGGCCTGGACACGGTACTGGACAGCCGCGCGGATGGTGACTGATTACCGGGAAGCCATCCTGCGCTATGCGACCTATTTGGATTACCTCCAGAAGATCGAGGCCAGCCCCAGTAAATGGCGCCTGCAGAACTATGGGGCGTCGATCCCGGAAGAGGTGAACGCACTGCACGATCCGAAGGACCGGGCCTATAAGCTCTCCAATGAGCTGATGGGGGCCTATGATTCCATCACTGCCCTGGGGCAGGAGCTCCGCGCGCACCTCATGCCATTCTGGAGTTGGAATGAAGTGAACCTGGGACGAGAGATCCGCATCCTGCGGAATGCCAGCAATGACGGCAAACTGCTCCGCACGCTGGGCGGGACCATGACGGGGGCGACGGCGCGGACGGCGCTGGCGCTGGGAAAATGGCTGTTGGGGCTGGTGGGGGCGCTCTCTATCCTGCACGTGTATAACCAGCTTGTCCACCCTGACGAAGAGCGGGACCTACCGGACGATGTCCAGGGACGCCCGCACCTTGTCCTGGGACGTGACAAAGACGGCACCGTGCGGTATTTCGACCGGCTGGGCGCGGTGACCGACTTCCTGGAATGGTTCGGGCTGGACAATGCCCCGCATGATATCCGCGATGTCCTGTCCGGCAAGCGGACATTGGGACAGATACTCAGCCACAATGTCCAGAGCCCGGTCAACAAAGTGGCCCAGGGGATTCACCCGGGGTGGAAGCTGGCGGCGGAACTCACCGGGAAAAAGGCGCTCTTCCCGAATGTCTTTGAACCGCACAGCATCCGGGATCCGTGGCAGCACGCCGCAAATGCCATTACCCTGCAGCCGGAATATGATGCGCTGATGGGAAAGCCGCAGCGGATGCCCTATTGGGAAACGTGGATGCCGGGTAGCCTGCTGACCTACACGGCGGACCCGGAAGAGGCCGCGTACTACGATATCCTGGGGGCACGCCAACTGTACATCGAGCAACTCGGGAAACCGACAACCGCCGGTGATTTCCTCTCTGACAAGTCGAACGCATTATGGAACCTGAAACGGGCGATCCGCTACAATGACCAGGCGGCGATCCAGAAATATACCGCAGAATACCAGCAGTTGGGCGGGCATGTGAAAGGCCTCCGGCTGTCGGTGCAGGCGATGGACCCGTACCATGGCCTGACGCCGTCGGAGCAGGAGGGTTTTCGTAAGTATCTCGGCCCTGCCGGCGCCGTGAAGCTGGGGAACGCCCTCAAGTACTTCCAGCGGATTGATTCCGCGCGGGAAGGGGTGGGGGACATGTTGCGGAAAATGTCCCAGGACAGGGGAAGGACAACGGGGGGACAGGGGGAATAGAGATTCTTGTCTGAACCTTGATTCACTTGATTTTAGGATTCAAGGATTCGTTATTCGAATAGGTCATGTCGTTTTGGACGGCGTGTTTGTCCTGGGACACCAGGGTGGACACGCCGTTTTTCTGTAGGGAGGTACGGATGGAAGCTGGACTGATCGAGGTTGTCTCGAAATATGGTGGTTTTGGACTGGCCGTGTTGATCCTGCTCATTGGTCGTCAGTTCATGAAGCAGGTACTGGATGATGCCAAAGCCCGCGAAGAGAAGCTGATGGACTTTGTGGTGCAATGGTCAGCCAGTTTCAAAGCCATTGAACACAGTCTGCAGTCGCTCCAACACTCCATGGATGATATTTGTCGAAGGGAGAATGATCGTGAGTCAAATCACACTGCTTGACGGGGTGCCGGTGGCGTTTCCGAAGTATGCGAAGTACCTGGGGGACAAATTCAAGGGCAAGCCCCAGATCATTGTGCTGCATCACACCGGGGGCCATGCGGCCGGCGACATCCCCACCTTGATGGGCGAGACTGACACAAAGGTTTCCGTCCACTTCTACATCGACAAAAGCGGCGCCATCCGGCAGATGGTGCCCACCGACACCATCGCCTTCCATGCCGGGGAATCGTGTTGGAACGGGCAGCTCTGGTGCAACGCGTTCTCGCTGGGCATCGAGCAGGAGAACCTGGGCGATGAACCCTGGCCGGCGGCGCAAGTCGAGGCCTGCGCGCAGCTCTGCGCGACGCTACTGAAGCGTTACGGTCTGCCATTGGCACGGCTGGTTGGGCATAGAGATGTGGCCTGCTGGATTGAGGGAAATCGGGCAATCTGGACGAAGAACGGCGGGCATCGGAAGGTGGACCCGTCGGGGTATCCGTGGGCGGCGTTTCGGGCGCGGGTGGGGGAGATCCTGGCCGCGCATCACTAATTATTTTCAACGGGAGGGACGGCGATGAAGGCTTCACATTGGCAATGGCTGCAGGCGCTGCTGATGTTCCTCGGTCTCCTCTGTAAAGGGTTGGCGATCAGCGACCCTTTACCGATTCCCGGCGGCGCGGCGGTCAAAGGGTTCGCCGCGGTGATCTGGGTGGCATTCGACGGCAGCTTTTTCTGGCTGCTGAAATCACCGAAGGAGGTGCAATCCAATGAAACAGAAACGACTGGTTCTCAAAATTGAGCTGGATGTCAATGCAGATGGCGCGCAGGATGTGGAAATTACTCCATTGATCATTCCCCTGAAGACCCCGGAAGCGGTGGCCATGGCCGAAGGCCTCGTTTTCCTGGCCGATCAGATGGACAAGCAACCGGGCGACGGGGCCTTCACGGACACGGAAGCGATCACGCTGCCGGTGATCCGGTTGTTCGGCGTGAAGATCACGGTGAAGGCCAACGAAACCACGCGGCTGTTCATCGAAGAAGTGGAGGTGCCGGCGCCGGCGTCGGCGAAACAATAACCGGTTTCCTTCACCCTGCACGGAAGGAGATGCCCCGGCTGCCTGGGAGGTGGCCGGGGCATTGTTGTCTGAACCATGATTTAAGGATTTGAGGATTTTAGGATTCGCTTTGTGGTAGGTCTTGCTGTGATGACATATAGCTCATCCTTTGCGGGTCCTGATGCAATCCTACCTCTTTCATCTTCTCGCGGATCTGTCTGAACCATTCCCAGTCTGACATTTCCAACGGAGCAAACCCGGAGCTCGAGGAATTCTTTCGATACTCAGCCAACTCACCTGACAGGCGGGCAAGGCACAGGTATAGCCAGATCGGGTAATATGCATGGCTCAACTTATCGGCCCAGCAGAGGCGCGACGGTGCCATACGGACAGACCGGGCATAGTGGCGGCTGTGCAATGCCACGAGGTGCCAATACTCACCGCCGAGCCTCGATACTAAATCCGCCGAACGAACGCAGTGCAATTCCCCTTCTTCGCCATCCATATCCGGGCTTCCCCAGTATCCCCAATCGTGGACGATGATGCAGACGAATTCACGCCATGACGGCCAGCCATACAGTTGCCGCCATGCAAGGAAAACGGTCAGGGGATGCCAGAGCCAATGATGCACCCCGAACAGCAAGGAACGTGTTCCAATTTTCATGTTATTACCTCTGGTATGGTTTTGGTATGGAAACGGTCTGGTTTCTATCGCTTTGCCTGGACTTCGGCCATGCGGCGAAGGATTTCTGATTCGACGCCGGGGGGGAGTTGCCAGAGGCCGAGACGTCCGGACGTCTGGATGGGGCGGATGGGGGTAGGATCTTCGAATACCCAGCCGTAGTGATCCTTTTCGAACCAGGGGGATTTCGAATCGGTGATGACACGGACCAGGCGGGCGACGGCGATGATACAGCCGGTGGGGTAGGTGACCGGGTTCACGTCCGCCGTGGTGAAGGGGAAGTGCGGCTGCTGACCGCGCTGGTGGAAGGTGCGGAGGGCGAGCTGGCGGCAGCGCGGTGCGCCGGCGTCATCGATGGTGCGCGCGGCGTGGAGGGCGACGAGCTGGCCGATAGCCCCGTCATAGGGGGGCCAGGTGCGATTCTCGATATCTTTGAGGCCGAGGGCGATGGCGGTGGCCCAGGGCTGGCGGATGGATAGGGCGTGCATGTATTTAATTCCTTTCACCGCGGAGACGCGGAGACGCAGAGGGCGCGCAGAGGAGATCGGGCGGGATCTCGTGGTGCTCTTTGCCATCTAATAGGTGGCCGGCGTTTGATTTCCCTACCTTTTTCAGTCCAATGAATCCTGTTGGTGCTGATGGGGCACGGTCAAGGCTACACGGTTTATGCTGTAACTTCTGGAATGATCCTTTATGCTGGGCCATGGCGTGAGTGGCTTCGGTGTGCCAATCTACTTCCAGCCAATCGCCGTGCTGCTTGAAGAAGAAGGGAACGTGTGCAAAGTCGCACTGGTCCCGGAGCATGCGGAACCAATCGGGATGGGATGGGCGGGAACGTTTTCCGGTTTCTCCGCCGGCGATGACAAAATCAATCTGGCGGTGCAGGGAGAAACTCCGGGCGAGCGATTCGCGCCATTCCTCCCATTCGCGATATTTCGGGTTCTTCACCAGGTCATGCCCGAAGTTGATCCAGTCGCATTCCGCCTCACACTCTTCGATGAATTCTTCCGGTTCGCCTTCGTGATCACGGCAGTTTACCAGATCCCAATCTGACTCATTCGGCTGCATGATCGAGAGCAGATTTATCTCACCCAGCACCGGCTCACAGGAGAGGAAATAGCCGGCGGCTGGAGTGTCACACAGCAGAGGGATGATGCGGTTTGCGCTCGGCTGATCGTAGATCGTCGCACCCAGCCAGATATTTCTCGCATATTTCATCATTCCTGAAGCGGTTTTTAAAAGGGTATTGGCTCTGGCAATCTGTTTCGTGCACATCATGAATGTATGGTGTGTATTTCTATCCATTTTCGACAGCACTTTTAATATCCACTGATCCGGGACATCCGGGTGGAAGAGATCGCCGGTGGGGGCAACGAAAATGCGCTGGGGCTTTTTCCAGGTGGCCGGGCGATCCAGCTCATGCTCATTCAGGTTAATCTTCCCGGTCCAGGTGTGCGCATCAGACGCCACGCCGGCGAAGGTTTTCTGCAGGGTGGGGTTCGGGTTATGGGCCATGCGCCAGCAAAAGCCGGTGGCCCAGCAGTTCTCACAGGCGGGAGTGCATTTGGTGCAGCCGGTGGTAATATGCCAGAATTGATCCCACCAGATATTCGGGTTTGCTTGCATTGGTTGCTCCTTTCTTCCAATGAGCTACAATTCCTCATCCCCGTACTTGGTTAACAATCGCGCTAACTGCCCTTCGCATGGAACGCAGTACACGCGCCAGCCGTCAGGGTAATCATACTCACGCTCTTTTCCATATGCCTCACCCTCGGCACGCGACATAAAGACGCGCTCGGTCACCCACGCTAAAGTGCTGTCCTCTTTCGGCTCACCATATTCCTCATCTATTTCAACATCCACCCAATCCTTGCGCTGAAAGAGAAATATCGGGTCGCGGGTGCATTCTGTGCTTTGCTCTGATCGCTTTACATGCATCTACTCATTCTCCTTTACCACCAGAACCTCCGGGATCTGGTGGCGGTCACAACTTACCGGCGCTATGCTGCCGCGGTGAACTTTCTGGCGTATTCGGTGGCCAGTATTCCGTATGCCTCCGGGAAGCGGTCCTTCATCGCGTCCATGATGATCAGCGCCAGCTTGTTTTCGTTCGCATCCAGGGCCATGCGCAGGCTGTAGGTCAGTTGATGCTCGGTCATGGTGCACAATTGTGCGGTGAGCTCCGCGCATTTGCCCAGGTGCGCTAATCCCTGGAGCGCCTGCAGGCCCTCGGCCTCGGTGGACTCCGCCGGCGCGTCGATGTCAGCGATGGTCATTTGGGCGCGGTCGCCGTCAATGTAGCCGTCGACCAGCGTGCACAGGGCATTGATCACCTGGGCACAGCCGAGGGGGAGAAGCTGCTTATCATCGCCGGTGGACTGGCCGCTGGGGTAGCGCTCGAAGCGATGGCCGGTGGTGACATTCTGATTCGTGTTGGACTGATACAGGCGGCGGCTGGCGATCAGGGTGGCGCCCATAATGTCCGTGCCGTCGGTGTAGCTGAGCGACACGCCCTTCATCTCGATGCGATCCACCGGATCATTGTCAAGTTCGAGCAATTCCAGCACGTAGGGGCGCAATTGATCGAGTTGTTTCAGCAGGGCCGGGTGGGGGGATTCTCCGCACTCCATGGTGTAGAGATCCCATTCGCCCTTCCGGTTCATCACCTGAAACTCGATATGGAATTTGTTATCCTTCGACTTCTTAAATTTGATCAGTCGTCGGGTTGCTGATGATTCAGCAATCGGGTTCTCCTTTCATTGTCTGAACCAGGATTCACTTGATTTTGGGATTTAGGGATTCACTGGACGGACACGCTCCAGCTCATAACAGCCGGTAATGCCTTCCAGCCAGATGACGGCGGTGTGGCCGGATAGCACCTGGGCGTCTGATCGGGTGATCGTCTCGACTTCACCACTCACGTCCTTGGTGACGATCACCTTGGTGCCGATGGGATAGCGATCATTCCAGGCGTCGCATTGGCGCTGGAGGGTGAGTAGATTTGGTTTTTTCTTACGGTTCATGGGTTTGCTCCTCTCTTGTCATTGGTGGAGTTGGCGATTCCGTCTCTTCCAGATATCTATACGGAATCACGTTGGGATTCTTCCGTTTGATTGCTTCAAGGCGCGGGTCGGTGAGAAATTCCGCGGGAATGTGCTCTTCCGCGTTGTAGATGAGGCAGAGCAGCACATCACGATCCCGCTCGGCGATATCGCGTTGCACGATCACGGGCACATGCTGGTGGATCTTCGCTATCGCCCGTTCACACATCCCGATCACCTCGTCATGATATGGAGATTTCTCCCCTTTCATCACTGCAATGATCCGCAGGAACTCATCCCGCATCAGATCAAGCGTATCGGTATGCTCATCCGATGCCCGCCGGTTCCACTTCGCGCGTGTCTCCTCGGGCGTGCCTACGAATAACGTGATCATTCCGCAGTGCGAACAAATAAAATCACAATCCTCATCCGAGGGATCATAGCCGGTTGTTTGCCCGCAGAATGGGCACGGTTTCAATGCTTCAGCCATCGGGTTACCTTTCTTGTCTGAACCAGGATTTAAGGATTAAAGGATTTTGGGATTCGTTATTTGGAGATCGCATCTGACTGAGTATCCTCTCGATAGTGTCTATTCGCTCACCGATCCAGAAAATTACCGGTATGGCCTGGCTGTTGCCAATAGCGCGGTAGCGTGGACCATCGGGAGTCGCGCCAATCCTGCATGCTTCATCGATCGGTATTCCTAGGTAGCACGCCATCTGCATCACTTCATGGGCCCGCATTTTCCGGCGGTACGTGGGGATGAGGGTGTAATCGTCGGGGAATCCCTGCAGGCGCTCGTACTCACGTGGCGTCAGGCGGCGAACAACTAACTGCGGCCCCAATACCCTATCCGGTTTAGTGGCGTCGCATGCCGGCAGGTTGCTAATATGCGGCTCACGTCCGTACCCTCGCCCATCGTCTCCACGATCACGCCCACCGATGACCACGGCGACTTGCCCGCCTCCATTGGCTTGTGATTTGACGTGCTGCATCCCGCGTAATGTTGGGGAGACATCCTTCCCAGTGGCCACGGTTGAATCTTTGCATCCAAAGGCGGTTACATACGCGCCGATCCCATCAAGATCGGTCGTTCGCAATCCGCCACGGGCATTACTTCCGAGTGTCCCGGCACATTGGTGTGTGACTATCAACGGGCTTCCTCTCCCAGTGCCATCTTCCGACGCATCAAAACCTTCACCCCGGAGCGTATGACTGATGAGCAAATTACACTCGGCATCCTGTTGTGTCGCACTTCCTGCGGCTTTTCCGGATGCTGGCAGTGTTCCGGCAATCCGCAAGCCGGGTGCGGCATTCAACGTCGGCGCCGGTTGCCCTGGCCGCACACTTGCCCGGTTCGCAGCGCTCGTAATTTGCTGCGTATCAAAGACAATGAGTTGATCTTCCTGCGTGCCATTATCGGCATAGGGGTCTGTGGTGAGCGGATTGATGACGAACGTTTCTACTGTACCATCATTCCGTTGGCCTCTAGTGTTTAACGCGGTGGTGCAGAGAGCGGATGGGTTGATTCCTTTTCCGCGACGGCAGCCAGCGCCTGTGTCAAGTGTTCCGGTAATTTCCGATGACGCGCTTCTGCTCGGCGCAGGATACCCTGACAGGCAATGGGCTTCAAAAAGTACCGCGGCGGCAGGTCGCCAGTCTCCAAGGTATCCGACAACGAACACACGGCGCCGGCGCTGGGCCACTCCGAAGTATTGAGCGTCCAGCACTCGGTAGGCCCACCCATACCCGAGTTCTCCCAGAGCGTTGACGAATGTATCAAAATCGTTCGTTTGCCAGATGTTGCCTTCTTCGTCTTCCTCCGCATCTGACCAGCTCGACAGGACACCGGGGACGTTCTCCCAAACCACCCAACGGGGGCGGACTCGGCCAACCAACTTAAGATACTCAAGGGCCAGGACACCGCGCGCATCATCCAATCCCGCCCGCTGGCCGGCGACGCTGAAGGATTGGCAGGGGGTTCCGGCAATAAGCAAATCAACTGACTCGGGCTTGTCGATGGTGGTGAAGTCATCATACAGAGTTACCTCCGGATAGTGATACTGCAGCAACGCACGGCAGAAGGGATCGATCTCCGAGCTCCAACACTCCCGCCAGCCCAGGGGAGCCCAGGCCACGGACGGGGCAGATATGCCACTGCAGACGGATGCCCACCTCATGGCTGCACCTCCAGGTGGAGGACAGCCAAGCCAGAGATACGGGTGGCGAGCTCGGCGGCGATGGGGTCGCGGTGGCAGCGGCGGTGATCTTTTTCGGCGCAGAGTAACACCACGGTGCGGCCCAGCTTGAGCCATTCGACAATCATATTCAGCGTGGCGTTGATATCGCGCTGGGCGAAGAGCTCGGCGGCGTGCTCCTTGAATTCCTTCAACGTGTGGTAGGGATTTCCCAACCGCGGCAGGGAGATATAGAGCATCCCGCGCAAGGTAAAGGCGCGCTGCAGCTCGGCTTTGTTATAGCCCTGGTTCCACTTACACGCCGGCGCGCGGCGGACATCCACGATGATCGCGCCATCCGGGACGGCATTATGGAAGGCCTCGGTCTGTAAATTGCCATAGCCAAGGGTATCCAGTTGTCCGGGCATCAGTTCTCCTCCTGGAAGAGGCGGGGATGGAGGGCGCCGGCGGCGCGGGGATTCAGCCAGAGGACTTCCACCGTTGACTTGCCACGCTCGGCAAACGCCGAATGTTCGAGTGTCTTCCAATGGGACAGCCGTTCGTTATAGAGTTGGCAATGGTAACCCGAAAGCAGCACGGGGCCTGGGTGGCGATCCAGCAAATCCAGCAGCTCGCTGTGTTCCTCATCCGTCATCTCATGCGAATATAGGCGGTCGGTGCGGGTGGAAAGTGGGTAGGGCGGGTCAGCATAGATCAGGATCTCCGTTGACTTGTTATAGCGGCGAATGCATTCCACGGCCGGGCCATACTCGATCTGGGCATGTTTCAGGCGCTGCACTATCGCGCTGATCCGCTCTGGAAGATCGTTCCAGACATCGGGACAGTATTTGTTCACCACGGGACTGATACAGCACCGCCAGCCATTGCGGCAGGCGACCTTCGCCCCAAATCCCATCCAGGTGCGGACCAAGAAGCGGCGTGCACTCTCCACCTCGGAACAGTCTGGCGGTTCGGGCTGCATACTCAGGTAAAATTCTTCGCGGCTATACGGGGTGAGTTCCACCGCGGTGAGCAATTCCTGTGTCCGATCGCGCATCACGCGGAAGAGGTTCACTACGCGGGAATCGAGATCGTTGATGGTTTCATATTTCGATGGCGTCTTGGTGAAGAAGACGGCGCCACTGCCAAAGTAGGGTTCGCAGTACACCTTATGAGGGGGCATATTGCCAACAATCCAACTGGCCAGCGTCCATTTGGCTCCTGCCCAGCGCAGGGACGGTTTTGGATTTCGTGCTACTTCCGTCATTCTATCCCCCTGCCTGGCCGGCGTGTCCAGTGTCCAAGGTGCCGGCCAGGCGTGATTCATGCGAGGTGCTGGCGGATTGTCCGCCGTCGGATGCTCCCGGTTCGACCGTCCGGTGGGTATGAGCACCCGGGTGGGACGGCGCCGGCAGGAAGGAGCGACCGCCGGCACCGTCCCAGCCGGGGGTTCATGCGCGCTGGGTGAAGTCGACCACGCAGGAGGCCCCGCATTTTTTGCAGGTGATCATCACGGATCCGGTTTTGTGACTGGCGGTTAGCGGCTCGGTGACCACGGAGCCGTCATAGCCGACAGCGCGGAGCAGCTTGATGGCAAGCTGCAGTTCCACGTGTTCGGCGTGGCCGTTTTCGATGGCGGACAGATAGGAGCGGCTGATGCCGACTTCTTTGGCGAGCTCCTGTTGGTTTTTGCCAATGGCGCGGCGTTTGGCTTTCAGATCCTGCAGCAGGTCCTGGATGCTGGCGGTATTTTCTTTGCTCATTGCATGCTCCTGTTTTCTGTGTCGCCAACCGGCTACAATGTCTACGGTAGGACACATATGAGTATTATCACTCCTATTATAGCCCATATGTGCCCTATGTCAAGGGGTTGATTTGCCCTAACTTGCTCTGCATTCGAGTGGTACCCCTCTTGACTACGCCTCATATGTGCTTTACTATCTAGTTATGAGACTCGATTTACCAGACTGGGTGTCCGTCTCTAAAGCCGCCGAAGTTCTGGGCTTGCATCGTCGCTACATCTATCGTCTGATCAAAAAAGGCCATCTTACCGCCATGCAAGCCGGGGAACGGGCCACCGTTGTCTCCCGCGAGAGTATCGAAAAAGAGCTGACCCTTCGTGCCGCTGCCGGCAAATCGCGGGTTGACGAATCCTTGCGCAAAGAAATCACGGACAGCGAGTCGTAACCAACGCAAAAAACCGCCGGCGCCAGCTCTACGCTGGGCGCACGACGGTTTCAAAAAATCGCCGACCTATTGACTGGTTTGCTTACCGGGATCGTCCTGATCCTGTGTTATAGTATACCATGGTATTCGTGTAATTGTTGCGGGTGGGCGACATTTTGTTGTCAACGTTTTTGGGTGATTTGCGGATTCGGCATGGAAGGTGTGATTATGACCAGTACTCAGCGTCGGTTTGTGTATGGGGCGTTACTCGTCATGCTGTTGATGGGGCTCTATCCCCCGTGGAGTGTGACGTATGATCGGGTGGGGACGCACATGCGCCGGCCCGCCGGGTATGCGCTCATCACGGTGCCCCCGCCGGCGGTGATCGAGGACAGCCAGGGCGCCCTCGATGGCCCGGCGGTGGGGGTGGCGTTGGACTGGTCGCGGCTGCTGCTGCAGTGGGTGCTGGTAGGGTTCACCTGTCTGGTGCTGCTGGTGCTGACTGGCGCGATGCGCGGGGAGCCGGTGGAGGATCGGTCATCTTTTCACCGCAGAGACGCGGAGGCGCCGAGGTCCGCAGAGGGGATGCATATTCCAAATTTAAGTTAAGCTCTTAAAACGTGAAAAGCCCGGTGTTAGCGCACCGAGCTTTTCTCATACTTGCTTTCATATGAACGGAGTGCTGGTCACGCACTGACTGCGACAGTTCATCGCATCTCTACCCAAAACCGATGCTATGATACTGCCGTGCGGTGTCGTTCGTCAAGTGGACAGGAGAAAAAATGTCCACGGACAGCGACAATCACCGGCTAACTTGAGAAGCGTGGCCTTGCTCCGTGCTGTTGGACAGCGACATTTTCGGAGGGTGGTCACGATGAAAAGTGCAGAGGGGAACCTGCTTATCGAGGCAGGGACAGAGTGTCCTGGGACATGGCCGACATGTCCGGGACATGTGTCCCTGCCTCGTGTCGTTGGTGGGGAAAGACAAACGTCTATTTTTCCAAACGTTCGCTTGTATTACCCTGGATTTCCTGCTATGATTCTATCGAATAGTTGTTTGGAGGGCGTATGACACACGAGCAGTTGTTGGCGATGTTGTTGGAGCCGCATCGCAGTTATAACCAGCATGTGGCGCGGGCGCTGGGGGGCGACATCTCGGCGGCGGTCTATCACCAGATCTTACTCGACCATTACGACGAGCGGCGGAAAGGGCTGCAACCGATGCCCACCGCCGACGCCATCTATACGACCACGGCCATGCTTCCGAGCGAACAATCCCGATGCCGCCAACTTTTGCAGGCGCTGGGCATCATCACGATTCAGCCCAATCTGCTGGGTGAACAGGAAATACAGCTGGACTTTGGCCCGCTGGTGAAATTGCTGGATGAGGAGTCACGGCCATGACGGAAGCACGACGGAAACAGATTGAACAGGCGATGACGCCGAACCGGTGTTACAGCCCGGAGGTGGCGCGCGCGCTGGGGGACATCCCCACGGCGATCTATTGCCAGCATCTCCTCTTCTGGTCCAACAAAGGGCGACGGACGGACGGCTGGTTTTACAAATCGGTTGCACTGATCGAGCAGGAAACGGCGCTTTCGCGGGCACAGCAGGAACGCTGCCGGTTGAAACTGCAAGAATTGAAGATCATCAATGCGCAGGTGATGCAGGCGCCCGGCGGAGGCGGCAAGTTGGTGCCCACCATGCATTTCCGCTTCAACCTCGATGCGCTGCTCACCCTGATGGACGCCGTGATCATTTGCGGGAAAGTCGCAAATGATCCAGTGGAAGGGGAGGGGATCATTTGCGAAAAACCTGCACATGGGAATTGCGGGAAAGTCGCCAATGAAACGGGGGTCATTTGCGGGAAACTCGCCAATGATCTACCTTATACAGAGAATACTTCTTCAGAGAATACTGAGCAAAATACTACCGGCTCTATATACGAGACAGGGCCACAGGAATCCGGGACTCTTTTTTCTCCCTCTTTGTCTTTTTCTCCTTCGATGGGCGATAGCCAACCTGTTGACGCCCCCGAGTCGCCAGCGGCGATGATTGGGCTGACGCCACCGATACGGAAGATCAAACCACCGTACCCGGCAATGCTCATCAAACCGGCCAGCCAGGACAAAGACTACCGGGAAATCACCCCGGAGGATTTCCAATATCCCCACGTGGCGATCTGCTACCGGTGGCTGAATACCAACCTGCAATATGAACTGCCCATGTCCTCCCGCTGGGTGCCGACGCTGGAAGAGCAGCTCCGGCGGTTGACCCTGCTGGCCCAGGATAGCGGGCACAAGCTCACCGAGATCCTGGCGTTGTATTTCGATGATGAACCCCTCACGCGCGCTGCACTGCTCAAACGGCTGCAACGTCCGAGCATCCGGGGCGGGATCGAGCAGATGATTCGCGAGATCACCACGGTGATTGACCAGTATGGCGAACGGCCTGCTGATGACGAGCTGCACGCCGTCCGCGAAGTGCTGGCGGGGGTGGCCTGATGGCTGATGCCGTGTTGTATTTCGACCCCAGCGCGCAGGGGGCTGGCGCCGTGTTGCAGGGGTTGCACCTGGTGGCCTGGTCGGATGTGGCGTTTGGCACTGACCAGGGAGACGAGGCGCTGGATTACCTCTTCGCCTTCGCCGTGCGCCTGCAGGCGGGGGTAAGTTGCGAAGAACCGTTGGGGCATGATGCACGCGGGAACTCCATCCGGAGGGCGCAGCTGCAGCGGATCGGCATCCTGCAAGACATGGCCCGCCGGATGGGGTTAGCCTGGCTGGGGACAGTGGCGCCCGGTACCGCCAAGCTGGCATTGACGGGGAGCGGACGGGCGACGAAGCCGATGATGATCCGGATGGCGAATCTTCGGTTTGTGGCACCGTTGCAGGCAGTCCCGCTGGCCGATCCAGACGGGGAGCATTGCGCCGACGCGATCGGGGGGGCGGTGGCGGCGTTGCAGGGGCGGTTTGTTGTTCACCGTAGGGGACGTTCACCGCATAGGAAGGTGATTTGATGGACAAGCTGTTGCTCTTTGAGTTTGAATCTGTGCTCGAACCGGCACAGGCACGTATAGTTTACCGGCAGGATGGGGAATATAGCATACACGCTATGCTCTCTAATCCGTACAGCAATGAAGCGAGGATGTACATGCTGTACCAAATGGCCACGCAATTGCACGTCAACGGGGTTGGCTATCTTGCTCCCCGTATCGACTCCTGCTTGCCTGACCCAGGCTGTCTTCAGGATCTAATTCGGCGGACGACAGACGCCCAGCTGCGCTGGTTCGGTCCTCTCGTGCTGGTGGCCGATCGCTACTGGATCGATGACACTGAATTTTACAAGACCTACTTGTACCCGCCCTGTGGCCATCAACGCTTTCTCAGTATCTCGAAATATTTTGCTCTCCCGCCTGACGATGAACTCCGGCAGATCTGCGCGCACCATGACACCCTTCCCTGTACCATCTGCCATCCTGAACTCGTCGACGAAGCGGGATAGGAGTTTTCCCTGCTCCCGGCGAATCGATAGGACATGTCCAGGGGAGGTATGTCCTGATGTCCAGGGAGATGACGAAACGTGATGCGGCCGCTGCGCTGGGGATGAATCTCGACGCGCTGACGAAGCGGATTCAGCGCGCGAAAGGGGAACCGTTCACGGTTCCCGTGGCCGGGATCGAGGTGGAACTGCTGGCGGTGAAGCAGGAGGGGGCGTGGTTGGTGCTGTTGCCGGATGTGTTGCCCGGTGAATTACCTACCCCCCCGGCCCCCTTCCCTGAAACAGGAGGGGAAGATGTCCAGGACATTCCGCCGGTTGTCCAGGACGTCCAGGCGGAGGAACTAGGCTCCGCGGGAGCGTCGCCCTCCCCGCCCTTGCTGACGGAGGATGAGCGGGCGGAGCTCGCACGGTTACGTCTGGAAAATGTCGAGTTGAAAGTGGAAGTTCATGTGCTCACCCGGGTGAATGAACAGCACCAGGGGCTGATCGCCAAAATGCATGCGGATGCACTAGCCTTGCAGGAACGCCTGCAGTGGACGAAAGCGCTGCCGGCGCCGGTGGAGAAACCACCGCGGCGCTTTTTAGGATTTCTCTGGCGTATTCCGGATTGACGATTTTTCACCGCAGCAACGCGGAGACGCAGAGATTCGCAGAGGAGGAAGTATGTCATTGTCTTGTCTTGACTTTGTGAAAGAATCGCTCTCCGGAAATCAGTCGGTCATGATCACTCCGTTGCCGGAAGGGGTGAAAGAAATCGTCTGCCCGGAATGCCATACCGTGTTGAAATTGCAACCGGGCAAAGGCCAGCCGGGCATCAAAATCTTTGGGCGGGCACTCCTGGAAATTCACTGTACTAACCGTAATTGTTCGCATTATAAAAAAGAGTCTCCGCCGATAGTCGTGATGATCTCCACGGCGTTGACGCTGTTCTTCCTGGCGATGCCGTTTTTTGCGGCCAAATATGGCAGCATGATTTACGACATGGTGGATGATTATTTTCTCTGAATCTCGGAGGCCGTATGCTATACGAAACACCGACCAAAACTGAACATCGATTCTTTCGGCTTGTGCTGGGCGATTACTGGATCTCTTTGCTGTGGGAACCGCGCGATTGTTGGATTGGCCTCTATTGGGATCTCCAACGCCAGGCCGGGGTCTTCTCGCTGTACCTGTGCGTGATTCCTACCTTGCCCCTGCGCATTCAGAAATGGATTTAGGCCGCTCACTCCTGTTTTTCCTCGCCCCCGGTCGCTGTGGCTGGGGGCGTTTTTTTGTCTGAACCGGGATTCACTTGATTAGCGGATTTGGGGATTTGTCGGTGTAGGTGGCGCGCGTTGGTCGATGGCCGACGGGTCAGCGCAACAGGGAACGCCGCGGCGGGCGTTCCCTCCGATGGCCTTTTGGGGGGCTGGTGTCACAAGAAATTTCGGGTTGCTTATATATATCGAGGGGGGAGTGTGCTATAATCATCTGGTGTCCAAGAAGGCGCATTATTGGACACCAGACTGACGTTGGAGGGCGACATAATGGGCGCTGACGGGCGACAAAACAGCGAGCAGGAGACACTGCAGCGGATTGCACGCGCGAAGAAGATCATCGATCTGAATCCGCAATTTACGACCAATCCGGGGACTTCCTGGGAACAGGACGGGCATGCCTCCATGATGCATGATCGCGCCAAGGAGATAAGTCTGGCATTTGGCGATTTGATACGGCTGTGCGAGGCGGAAGGGATTGCGGCAGAGCCATTATTCCGGCAGGAGCTGGAAGCCACCGGGCGTGAATATGTTTCTTGTCCGGGGGGCGGGGATCTCCCGGTGTATACTGCGGAAGAATTGACCGCTATGGTGAGGGACAAATGAGCACCGAGCATCTTCCAGTGCTGGCCAGCATCCCCAGCCCGCCAGCGGTGCCGGAGAGTCGGGCGGCGGAGTATGCCAAGCGGAGCAAGGCGGCATCCACCCGGCGAGCGTATGAGGGTGATTGGGCGGATTTCTGTACCTGGTGTGCGGACGCCGATCTGCACCCGCTGCCGGCGGAGGTGCGAACAGTATGCGAGTACCTGGCGGCGCTGGCGGACCGCAGGCTGAAGGTGTCGACCATCGAACGCCGGCGCGCGGCGATCCGCTACATCCACCAACTGCACGACATGGAACCGCCCACCCGCAGTGTGATGGTCGACGCAACGGTGGCCGGGATCCGGCGCGAAGTGGGGACCGCGCAACAGGGCAAATCCCCGATTCTGCTGGCCGACTTGCGGCAGATGGTGATGCGGCTGCCGAACAGTCTGCACGGGGTGCGCGATCGGGCGATCCTGCTGGTGGGGTTTGCCGGCGCCTTCCGGCGGTCGGAGCTGGTGGCGCTGGAGCTGGCCGACATCGAGGAACGCCCGGAAGGGTTGCGCATCACCATTCGACGCTCGAAGACGGACCAGGAAGGCAAGGGCAGGCTGATCGGTATCCCGAAAGGGGCCAATCTGGAAACGTGTCCGGTGCGGGCGTTCAAAGCCTGGCTCACCGCGGCAGGGATTACGGCCGGCGCTGTCTTCCAGGGTATCGACCGGCATGGCCGGCTGCTCGGGCGGCTCTCCGGGCGCGGGGTGGCGCGGGCGGTGAAGGCGGCGGCGGTGGGCGCGCAGCTGGATCCTGGCATCTTCTCCGGGCACAGCATGCGGGCGGGGCTAGCCACCGCGGCGAGTGCGGCCGGGGTGGGGGACCGGACCATCATGCGTCAGACCGGCCATAAACGCCGGGAGACGCTGGACAAGTACATCCGGGAAGGCGACCTCTGGCGGGACAATGCTGCTAAATCGGTCGGGTTATAGCCTCGGTTTGTATTGACATGGTTTTGTTTGGGGGTATAATGGGATTATCTGGACCGTAACTGAATAGGTCGGTTCGCTTTGAGCGGGCTGTTTCTCTCCTTTCGAGGTGGAAGCAGCCCGTTTTTTTGTTTGGTCAGCGAGGATATTATGCCGGAAAAAGATTTACAAATCACCGAGGTGCGTGGGGCGAAACAGCACATTCCCGACCTGCAAGTTTATGGAGATGGGGACACGTTTGCGTTACTCTGCAAAGCCTCTTCCCAGGAACAAGGCTGGATGAAATCCACCAAGGTCTGTAATGTCGCCGGCGGATGCATCGTGCAAGCGACTACGCAGCAGCGGAATCCTGACGGATCGTATGCAGTCGCCGAAGCGCTGACGTTTGTTCCTGGCGTGCACATTGACCTGACCAGTACCCCACGCAAATTGAGGCCGATTGATTTCCCGCATCCCGGCCAACCAACACAGCCATATACCCGTTTGGAAGAGATTTAACCGGAGACCGTTATGGCCGACACAGCCGTAAAACTTACCGGCAAGCAGAAGCGATTCGCCGAGGAATATGTGGTCGACCATAACGGGACGGCAGCGGCGATTCGCGCTGGGTATAGTGCGCACACCGCGGCGGCGATGGCGGCGGAGAACCTTACAAAACCTCATATCCTGGCAGAAATCGAATTGTTGGAGGCGGCACATTCCGCCCGGGCATCGGTGAATGCCAGCCAGGTGCTGATCGGGCTCAAGCAGCTCGCGTTTGCTGATCCGCTCACGTTTGTCAAATGGGACAAAGATGGTGGCGTAGTGGTGAAGCCGTCCAGCGAGTTGACCGCGGCCCAGGCGATGGCGATCAAAAAGATTGTGCAGCGCGATACCAAAGAGGGGCGGGTGATCTCCATTGAGCTGCACGACCGGACGAACCCGTTGAAGCTGCTGGGTGATCACCTGGGGCTGTTCCCGAAGGTGCATAAGGTGGGTGGCGATCCGGATGGGGCGCCGATTCGTACTGAAGACAGTGGAGTGAACCTCGATCAAATGAGCGTCGAGAAATTGAGGCAGTTACGTGAACTTCTCGCCGAGACAGTTACCAACGTTAGCTGACATCGACCTCAAACTAGCCGAGAAATCTTTATACGAGTATATCAAACAGGCCTGGCATGTGCTGGAGCCTGGCACTGAGTACCTTGACAACTGGCATATTCCGCTGATCTCCGAGCATCTGGAAGCGGTGCTCTCCGGGGACATCCTGCGGTTGGTGATTAACATCCCGCCGCGGTATATGAAATCCCTGATCACGAGCGTGATGTGGCCGACGTGGGCGTGGATCATCAAGCCGGAAATGCGCTGGCTGTTTGCCAGCTACTCTTCCAGCCTGTCCATCATGCACAGCGTGCTGCGCCGGCATCTCATCCAGTCGCCGTGGTATCAATCGCGGTGGAAGGCACGCTATAAGCTGCTCTGGGATCAAAACCAGAAGACGGAATTTGCCAACAGCAAGCTGGGCATGATGATCGCCACGAGCGTCGGGGGGACGGCCACCGGGAAAGGCGGAAACATCCTGGTGCTCGATGACCCGTTGAACCCGATGGAAGCGCTGTCCGACACGCAGCGCGAATCGACCAACCAGTGGATCCGGCAGACGTTCACCACGCGCCTGAATGATAAGAAAAAAGGCGCGATCGTCGTCATCATGCAGCGACTGCACGAGCAAGACCCGACCGGCATGTTGTTGGAGCAGGGCTATACCCACTTGAAGATTCAGGCAGAGCCCACCCAGCGCGTGGTGTACTCCTTCCCGATCAGTGGCAAGGAGCTGGTGCGCGAAGCCGGGAGTATGCTGTGGGAGGAGCGGGAAGGCAAGGCGGAACTGGCTGCGCAACAAGTGGCCCTTGGGTCGTATGCCTATGCCGGGCAGTACCAACAGGAGCCGGCGCCGCTGGGTGGGGGCATCCTCAAACGGTTCTGGTGGCGGTTCTGGTATCCGACGAAGTCACCCCCGCCGGCGCCGGTGATGCTCCGGCTGGAGAATGGCGAGATGTTCACCTGCCCGCAGGTGGCCTTGCCCGAGCGGTTTGACCAGGCGTTGCAGAGCTGGGACCTGGCCTTTAAGGGGACGGCTGGCAGTAGCCGGGTATGCGGTGGCGTGCTGGCGCGGCGTGGGCCAAATATTTACCTGCTGGACCTGGTGGCCGATTTGATGACCTTCATTGGCAGCATCGATGCCATCCTGAAGATGTCGCAGAAATGGCCAAAGGTCTATCAGAAGCTGATCGAGGATAAGGCCAATGGGCCAGCGGCTATCGAGATGCTCCGGAAACGGATCGCCGGGATCAAAGAGATCGAGCCGCATGGGGACAAGGTAACCCGCTGCGCGGCGGTCTCGCCGGTTGTCGAATCCGGGAATGTGTATTTGCCGCATCCCAGCCTGATGACCTGGGTGGATGGGTTTATCACGGAGGCGGCCAAGTTTCCGAACGGCAGTTATAAGGACCAGGTGGACATGCTCACGCAAGCCTTACTGATCCTTGCGCAGACCAATCTGCCGAAGTCGGACGCGAAGGCGCAGAAGCCGGATGAGGCGCCGGCAGTGGACAAGTTGCTGAAGGAAATGGGGTGGGGCAAGGAAGCCACCAATTCATAACCTGGTGAAGGTCGTATGGACAGTCAACTGATACAACTGAATCGTGACGAAGTTGAGCCGCTGGCGGAGCGTCTGGCCATGCATATTGCGGAGGCCGAAAGCGGGCGCGCGCGGTTCATCGCCACTATCCAGAAGAATCGGAAGCTGATGGACGGCGACGATCCGCCAAAGAGCAAACCGTGGGAGGGTGCCCCGGAGATCGTGGTCAAGCTGCTGAAAACCGCCCGGCAATCCATGCTCTCGCGGGCGATGAATGCGCTGCTGACGCCGTCGCCGCTGGTGCATGTCGAGGGACAAGGCGCGCAATCGAAGGAGATGAGCGGCGATCTGGAAACGTTCTTCGAGAACCAGCAGAGCGAACTAGGCATGGTGCGGGATGAGTTCTTCCGCGGCTTCCAGGCATCGTTCGATGACGGGGTGGCGCCGTTCTACGTGACCTACCACCAGGAGCAGCGCACCCACTGGCAATTCCAACCGCGCACCGAGGCCTTGCTGGATGATGCCGGCCAGCTCGTGGAACCGGTGGGGGCCATGGCGGCTGTCTCTTCGCCCTTTCCTATCGAGTACCCGCGCTTGTCGTACATCCCGATTGAAAACATCGGGACATTCCAGGTGGACAGCGCGAACTGGCAGCAAAGCCGTGGCGTGTACCTGAAGACAACGGCCATGGGGGCCGACATCACCGCCAATACTGAGTATGACCAAGGCCAGGCTGCGCGCCTCCTGGCGGAATGGTCCGGGGATGTGCAGGCCACCCAGACGCCGGATGAACAGAAACGGAAGGTTTCCTCCGGGTCGCTGCCGGTGGGTGAACGGGATGCCTCGCCCTATTACCTGCATGAGCTCTACTGGCAGTTACCGGGGCGCGGTGATTACCTCATCACCATGCACCTAAAAAGCAAGATCATCCTGCGCGCGATCCCGAACCCCTGGTGGCTGGGCACGCGGTTTTTCCTGCAGGGTACCCGCCCGATCTGCAGTGCCAGCCCATTCTCTGACAAGTTCGGCGTGCTGGGCGACTCGCTGGGCGACCTGATCGCCGACATGCAGCAGGCCAAGACATTGCTGGTGTGCATGATGCTATGGGGGATGATGCGCGGGATTGACCCGGAATTGCTGGTGTCTGCCGGCATGAATGAAGACGATCTGACCATGCTACAGAAAAAGCGGGGCCCGGGCAAATTGTTGCCGCTGATGGATGACAGCTATCTGGAGAAGATCAAGCCATTCATTCCCGGCTTCAGCCCGAACCAGGCGCTCCCGCTTTATCAGGCAGTGCATGCCGAGGTGGAACGGCTGACGGGCACGAACGATGTGGCGCTGGGGCGCACTCTCGACCAGCAGCGGACGGCGTTCGAGCTGAACCAATCCTTGCTGCAGGGCAATGAGATCGGCGGCCTGATGACCGACCGGTTGTCCCGGCCCATCGAAGCCTATGCGCGGATCGGGCTGGACATGCTCTATCAATTCCAGGGGCGGCAGGCGATCCTCGATCAGTACCGGGATTACTGCCCGGAGAGCAAATATTCCTTGTCCGAGGTGCTGGGGGGCCGCTATCGCGTCTATGCCGCGGGGCTGAAAGAGTTGACCAGCCTGGCGGCGCGGGCGAAGGTGGCCAATGATACGCTGATGGCCTTCACCGGGAACCCGGTGCTGGCCGCGCTGGTGACCGCGGACCCGAAGCGGGTGTATGCGCTGGGCAAGCAGTGGTTGACCAACTATGCGGGGATGCGCAATCCGGAAATGATCATTGGCACCGAAGAGCAACTGACGCCGCCCCAAGCCGCCGGCGCACCGGGCGGACCGGTGATGCCCGTGCAACCGGCGCCGGTACCGATGCCGGAAACTGGAGCGGGCATGCCTCACCAGCAGATTCTGCTGCCGCCGGGCGTGGGAGGGATGGGGCAATGACGGACATCGAGCTGATGATGAGCGAAGGTGACCTTGACCGACTCTTACGCAGTCGTGGCTGGAAGGCTCACGCCGCCGACTTGCTGGAGTGGAAAGGGAAACTCGAACGGCAGATCCTGACACTGGATCCGGAAGCGCTGGCGGATGAGGAAACCCGTTATTTGTTGGTCGCACAGCTGGCACGGGTGCAGACGCTCGACATGATTCTTCAGCGGCCGCAGGTGCGGCTGCAGCAAATCCGGGAGAAGAAGGCTTCTTCCTGACTTCCATAATCGAGAGGTGATTATGCCAGACGAACAAGATATCCTGGGGCAGCAGACACCGCCCAGCGATCCCCCTGGTGGTACTCCTCCGCCGGCTGACCCGCCGGCGCCGGGAGCTGCCCCCGAGGAACCCAAGCTCTATGGTGGTAAGTATGCCACCATAGACGAGTTTGAAGCCGCCTTTCATGATCTGCATAGCACGGTTGGCAGGCAGGGGCGGGAGCTGGGATTTTTCCGCCGGCAGGTGGACCCGGCGACCGCGGCGCAATTCCGCACGCTGGCTGACGATGAGAGCATTAATCCGGAGAGCTTCCAGCCGGCACACCCCGCACCCAGCGCGCCCGCGGCACCGGCCCCTACCCCGGAACAGCAGTTGGAAGCCGAGCAGATGGCGATTATTCAGCGCTGCCAACCGTATGCGGAAGGCTACATCCAATTCTACAAGGATCTGGGGTTCGCCGAAGCGGAAGCGGAAAAGCGTGGCTGGACGCAAGCCTTCCAGGAAGATGCCCGGATCAAGACGATGGCGATGGAGATTGCCAAGCAGGAGCTGCTCCCGTTGCAGAAGCTCCTCGATCAGCATGTGGTCATGCCCTCGGTGTATCAGCCGGTGATCAATTCCATGCTGACCGAGCAGGCGATATCCGGCGTCGATGCCAATGCCCTGGCGGCGAAGGTGCAGGAAGTGGTTCCAGCGCCGGTGTGGCAAGGGATGACGGCTGATCAACAGCGACGCACCGTCGCTTCCCTGACGTTGGCGATGGGGGGGGATATTCTCTGGGGACAGCAGGCCCCGCCGCCGTCATCCACCCCGCCGGCACAACAGCCGCCGGCGGTGCAGGTGCCCAATGGTTCGCGGCAACAGACGCCGGCGGACTCGCCCGAAGTGATGGCCATGGCACAGAGCATCAAGGCGCAGTTCGGGGAGCGGATCACCGACGAGCAGGCAATCAAGCGGGCGCGCGATCATTATAAGAAGGCGGGTTAGCCGGGCTCCGGCCCTATTCCAAACAGTGACTCGCCCCGTTGCCAATGACTCAAATTATGAGGTTTTCTGATGAGCAAACAACTGGATAAAACCGGGCCCCAAGCGGACACCCCGGAGATTGATACTCCCGGCGGATTGATTCTCACCCCGTCGGATGAATTTGTGGAGGAGGGCGTACTGCCGTCGGACCCGCCGGTGGATACTCCGTCGCTGCAGGCGCCTCCCCCACTGCCGGATGAATATGAGCCAGACGATCAATCGGATGGCATCATTCGGGTGGACTGTTATCCGGGTTATGTGGCCTCCTTCTGGCCGTTCAAGCAGGATGGATTACGACAAGCGATGGACAAAGGGGTGCATCTGGCCAAGGTGGGGGAAGGGTATGTGCTTCGTGAGGAGCTGTATTCCGTGTCCCAAGATGGCAATCGGTTTTTGCTCTACGGTGATTTGGTCATCGGAGTGGAGACGATTAACCATGCCCAGCAGCGCTTCCAGAAAGACATCGTGGAGAAAGCGATGGAGCCGATCCGCCATCTGATGGCGACGCAGGGGCAGGCCGTGAACCCTGGTGAGGATGTGCAGACCTTGCTGCGCTCCTTTAACGTGTTCGAGGAAGAGGCGGGGACGGTCTAGCCGGGCTCCCGCCTGTTCCACACAGTGACTCCACATGGGAGGTAAACCATGCGTGTTCTTGCATTTCGCAACATTCTCGGGGATCGCATCCCCAATATCAGTCGCGCGGTCAGCGCTGCGGTCACGGCAGATAATCCCGTCGTCGTGGAAGCCGGCGACACCACGGTGGCCGCCTGCGCTGATCATGCCGTTTTAGCGTTGGGCTGGGCGATCACGTTCACCGATACCGTCGGCGAGAAGATCGACATCGTTCCGGCCTATCCGGGCATCCAGGCGAAGATGCTGTATGTTGGCGACCATGACCCGGTCAACATCGATGATTATGTCGGGATCGACAATGCCGCCAACGTGCAGAGTGTGGACATCGCCAACCTGACGCAGAAGCTGTTCAAGCTTGCAGAGGTGGGCACCGAACCCGACGGCACGAAGTACGCCTGGGTGGAAATCGCGTCGACGCTTTCGCAGGCATTGGCCGAAGTCAGTTAATTGCACCGGGTGGGGACGCCCGTGCTCCATATTTGACGGTCAGCCGTTTCGCTCATGCGGAGCAGCTTGCACGATACTCTCATTCAATGGCCCGGTATTCGGACACCCATCCTGATGAGACCCTGCGGCGCCCAACTGGCACTCTGACCTACTCGTTTCATTGGCTGGGAAGCCCATGTCACTGACGGGTTGGACAGTCGCAGTGTATTTCAAAGGAGGTATTCAATGCCAGGGCCATTGATTCAAAATAATATCCCCATTGAGGTCTATCTCAAAAGCCTCGAAGACGTGGTCATGAATGCGGCCAAAGAGATCCCTTCGCAGATCTCCAAGCTGTATACCGTGAAAACCACGGACAAACTCTATTCCGATGTGCAGTCGTTCGCCGGGATCCGGCCGTTTTCTTCGTGGAACGGCAACGGCCAGGTGATCACCGCGCAGGCCATCAGCCCGCGCTTCAAGACTCGCATCACGCAGGCCTTTTTCGCGACTGCGGTATCCTATTCCTGGGTCAATAAGAAGTTCCTCAAGTACGACTTATTGAATACCCAGGCGCATCAGCTTGTCGTGCAGGCCGCCAATACCAAAGAAATGCTGGCCTTCTCGCTCGTCAATACGGGGTTCACCACGGACTTCATTGACGGCGTGAAAATTTTCAGCGCCACCCACCCGCTGGCGAACGGCAGCGTCGACAGCAACCTGATCACCGGGCCGATCTCCCATACCACGGTCCGCAATGGGATCACCCGCGTGCGGAAGATCAAAGATGATCAGGGCATCTGCATGCACCTCAAGCCGATCCGCATGTGGGTGCCGGTGGGGAAAGAGGGCGACGCGTGGGAAGTGCTGCGCTCTGTCGGTCGCTCCGACACCGCCAACCGCGCGGACAACTGGCTGGCCAGCAACTGGAAATCCATCGAGATTGAAGGGTGCGACTCGCTGACCAGTGATACCTCGTGGGGCTTCCAGACCAACTACACGCAGGTGTCCGGTAATCCCGGACTCGTCTATGAGACGAGCGTGGAGCTGGAGCAGAAGCAATACGAGCTGAATGGCTCGGAAGATACCGTGCATCAAGCGATCTTCGGGATAGGCTACGGTATGCGCGACTGGCGCGAGCTGGTTTTCTCGACCGGCAGCTAACCGCTGATGTAGGGAGGCCCCGCCAGCCGGTGGGGCTTCCGCTTCACGCTGGCTGATGCCAGCGGAAAGGAACGGTGCGTATGAACCCATATCCGGGTGCATCCAATGTGACCATGCTGCAGCTTGCCAATGGGGTGATCCTGCTGGACGGGGAATCGGCCACCGCGGCGGCGATTGCTGCTGAACTCACCATCGAACCGCCGGTGGGGACGTTGTATTTCTCGACGGGCGGGAAGATCTTCCGCCATGCCACCGCGGGGACGGCCGCAGGGAACTGGCTGGAACTGACAGCGCTGGACACCGCCGGCGTGACCAACGCTGACCTGGTGAAGTTGCACGCGCTGACCGTCAGCGCAACGGACATCAACCGGCCCAAAGCGGCGATTTTGCTGCCGGTGACTGTCACGCTGGCGGAAGCCAACGCGGGCAAGGTGCTGCTGCCGGATGCCGCCGGGGTGACCCTCACGCCGGTGGACTTCTCCGTGCAGGTGACCGGCGTCTGGGCGACGGGGACCAGCCTCGACCTGACGGACACGAACGGCGCGGCAGTGAATATCGCCTCGATCGCGGTGGCGGCGCTGACCAACGGGGCGTTCATTCGCCCGAACAGTGCCAATGTCACGCTGGGCGCGGGATTCCTCGGGCCCCTGACGGCAAGCAAGGGCATCAAAGCCGGGGTTACCGGGGCGGCGATGACCGGCGGAACCAAGGTGAAGGTCACGGTGTGGTATACCGCGGCGTAAGTTCCGGGGTGGGGGCAACCCCACCCCTGACGAATAGGCCCACCAGGTGAGCGGACCTATTCTTCAGGGGGGATGGCTATGCACGAATTGCGACCTTCGAATCCGGTGAATGTGTGCCATGATGCGGCGAACGCGCCGGCGTCAGTGGAGATCGAGATGCTGGAGGGAACCCGGCTGCTGGTGGGCTACCTCGTCAATGGGGCGGCCACCACGGGGGGCGGCTTCGCCTCGCTGGAATGCGGGGATGCGGCTGGCGGGCATTATGTGCCGTATCCGTCGGCGGCGGACACCATCAACAATATCAAAACGGCGCGGCAGACAGCCAGTTATGGCTGTATCTTCTCCGGCTGTTCTCGGTTCGTGAAGCTGTCGACCAACTGGACGGCGCAGGCGGGCGTGACGGCGACGATCTGGTATGAGGTACTCCCGTGACCATCACCATCGCAACTGTGGCGGGGCAGTATTATCGGACGGCGACGGTGCCGGCGCAGGAGACGGCGGAGGGATGCCGGAGCATCCGGGCGCTGGCGCTGCGCGCGCAAGTCTTGTGCGGCCCGTCGGCGCCCAGCGTCATCTCCTTCGAGATCTGGATGGAAGAGGCCTGGCGGAAGTTTGTGGCCGAAGTGGGTGGCATCTATACCCGCGGCGTGGAGATCCCGTTGACACCGGGCACGGATGTCTATGCCCTGCCGGCGGATTATCGACGCCTGCAGGCGCTCTCTCGCTATTATGTGCCGCGGTCGGTGAACCTCACCGGCAATGGCGCCAGTTCCACCATCACCGCCAGCATGCCGCATTCCCTCTCGGTTGGGCAAACGGTCACGCTTTCCGGTTTCCGCGTGGCGTATTACAACGTGGCTGTCACGGTGAAGACGGTCACCAACGATACCGTCTTCACCCTTGATGCGCTGCCGGGCTATGGCGAGAACGGAGGCACGCTCTCCGGGCAGGATGTTGAACCGGTGCCATTGGTCATTGATGACGATCTTGCCTACCTGAGTATCACGAGCGGGCAACCGGATCGCTACCACTTCCGCGACAGCACGCACCTGCAGGTGTATCCGGTACCCAGCACGGACGCCTTGACTCTGCTGGCGTTCTACGATGCTCGGGCTCCGCGCACGCTGGATCTGGACACCGACCTTCCGGCGCTGGACATCGCGGAAGGTGGGCTGATCGGCTATGCCTCGATGAAATACGGCCTGCAGATCGGGAACCAGGCGCTGATCGCCGGTGGGCAAGCAGATTGGAAGCAGGCTATCACGGACTATCGTAAAGCGCGGGTCGCACGCGAAGGGCGGTTCTGATGGATGTCGCAGCGTTACTTGATCGTGTTTGGCATGACATTGACGAGGAACCCTCGGACACCGGGCGGCTGACCAATGCTGTCGTGCTGGCCATCTTAAATGTTTCCTACGTGAAGGCGTCGCGAGATACCCAACTGTTGGCGCGGGACATCATGGTGGACACCGTTGACGGACATTCACTGACGGCCTTGCCGGCGGATGTGATCAACGTTAGCCAGGTGCGCTGGGGGGCTAATCGCAAACCCTGCCCGAAGGTCGACGTGCACGAGCTGCAGGCGGTGAACCCTGACTGGGCGGATGCGGCCGCAGGCCTCCCGCGGTATTCCTACCTGTCGGACGATCTGCAGTTGGGCCTGTATCCTCCGCCGAATGGCACGGGGCCCGCCACTTGCCGGGGGATCGTCATTCCGCTGGAAAACGCCGATGCAGACCAGTATCCCTATCTGACCAGTGGGGGGCCGGCGCCGGCGTTGCCGGAGGTGGCTCACCTGCTGCTGGTGCATCATGCGGTGTACTTCATCGCCAGCTATATCCGGACGTCGTCGGAATCGATGAACGTGCGCGCGCAGCAGGCGGCGGCGGACTATGCGGCACTGCTGAAACAATTGACGGGGTAGCTATGCAGATCGTCACGTTAAACAATTTTAGTGGGGGATGGCGAAAGGACCGGGATGCGTGCTTGATTCCAGACACTGCGTCGCCGGCGTGTGTCAATACCTTGCCGACCCGGGGGACGATCCGCCTGCGGAAGGGCAGCGTACGCCATGCCGCCCGACCCGCCGGCTATGGCGCTCCCATGCGCTCCCTCTTTGAATTTGTCAACGCGGATCTGGTTCGACTGATCACGGTGATCGATGACCTGGTGATTGCCAGCGATACTGCCAATCAGGGCTTTGAGGCCGTGAAAATCTGCCCGACCGAGGTGGCGACGCTGGCCCCGGTGCGGATGGCACAATTCAGCAACGCCGACGGCAATCTGGTCTATCTAGTCGATGGCTTCTCTGGTGTGAAGCGCTGGGATCTGCAGAGCAATACCGTGACCGAGCTCCTCGACCAACTCGCCCCTACCGTGGCCCCGGTGATTAGCGCCAGCACGGCGAAACTTTCGGAGGTGCCCATTGGCGCCGGCAGCCAGAATGGTTTGCTCCATCTGCACCTGGCCGGGGGCGCGCACACCTGGGGGCCGGAAACCGAATTCAACCCGCACCTGGTGGTGCAATCCAGCGCGTACGCGGCGGATGTGCGCAAGTTCGTGCTGGCACGGAATACGACCAACAGCCACACCTACAGCCTGGGGCTGGAGCTGGTCGAAAATGCCGGGGTGCTGGGCACGCCGGTCGGCTACATGGTCAAAAAGGTGGGCGATCCGACGCTGGACTGGTCGAGTACCACGGCCATCAACATCACCTTCATGCTCGACTATGCGGGCACGGCCCCCACGCTGCAATTCGAATTTGGGGAGAGCTACACGAAGTATGCGGCGGACCTCGCCAACGCGTTGACTATTGACCTAACGGGCTATGTGCCCGGCACCTGGGTGACTAAAACGGTGGACATCTCCGGGATCGCCGCGGCGAATCGGGATGCGGTGTCTTATGTGGCGTTCAAGCTCACCGTGGTCGCCGGCTGTACGAAAACGGCTCGGCAGGAGATCACCGGGGGGAATCTCGGCGTTACCTTTTACTTGGACAGCTTCACCCCGAATGTGGCACAGGCCACACTGCCGGAACAAACCAGCTTTGACCTGGTGTATACCTACGACTATCACGGGCAGGAATCCGGTCCGTCCCCGGTGACCAGCTATACCACGGTGGCCGGCAGCACCACCCTGACGCTGACGGCGCACTGCCAGGCGGATGATAACACGCCGGAGCCGTCGGCGATCTACCTGTACGCGCGCGGTGGGCATGTGGGCCTGAATTTCCTGCGGGTGAAAGAATATAAGCTGTATGGCGAGGCCAGCGCTGATCTGGTGTGGGGCGGAGAGCTGGGCGAAATTCTCGCGCTGGAAGAATACATCAACGCTCCGCCGGTCGGCTGCCACCTGCTCCTCCCATGGAATCGCCGGATGGTCTACGCCAACGGCAGCACCACCTATTTTTCGTCAGAGGAGATGCCTGACCGGACACCCTTGCAGGGCATCCGGGCTATGAGCTCCTACTATGGGTTCAGCTACACCTGGGGCGAAGATGGTGGCGTGATCACCGGTCTGGCTGTATTTCAAGGGCAGGTGCATGTGTTCAAACGGCGTGGCTTCTACCGTGCGGAGGGCACGGACGCGACGAGCTTTGTCCCGGTCTGCCTGGATCGCACCATTGGCTGCATCCGCCATGAAACCATTCAGGTTGTCAATGGCCGGTTGCTCTGGCTCGACAGTGGAGCACTGTGGGCGTATGACGGGCAACAGTCGCCGGTGCAATTGCTGCCCCCGGAAGCGCTGGCAGAATTCAGCCAGGCGCAGCGCGAGGCGGCATTCGCCGTCTACGATCCGGTTGAACATGCCTATGTGCTGACCTTCCCGGCAGATCCGCTCCGCTGCAACACGGGCGTACGCGCAGGCAACGTCGTGACCCTGACGCTGGGCGCGCATGCGTTTCAGGCCGGGGATGTCATCCGCTTTGAGACGGGGGGAAGTGACCCGCGGTTTGACGGCGTCTTTCTGCTCACCGCGGTGACCGACACGACGATCAGCTATGCGCAGACCGGCATGGATTGCGTGCTGAACGGCGGGGGCCATCTGTGCCACAGCCTGGCGCTGGTGTATTTCCCGCAGACCGATAGCTGGACACGCTACGCCGTGGTGCCGGGCGGGTGTGCGGTTTACGGCTCGTACTGCCAAACTCCTGGCCTCTATGCGGGGGACAACCTGACGTATGGCGACTATTTCTTCCGCCTCCACACCGGGACCACGGACGCGGGCCAGGGCTACACCGGGCAGGCGATTCCTTGGAGCTTCGCCACCAAAGCCTTCGACGCGCCGGATGATGCGCAGTATTGCGACATCGAGCAAATTCAGGCCTTGATGAGCATCGACCTCCCGCTGGCTGCGCTGACGATCGCGTTGCGACGGAACGGGGGGACGGATGCCGCCTCGACCAGCGTGGAGACGGTGACCGCCGAGGCGGCGCCGGCGCTGGCGGGGATTCTGCGTCGTCGACCCGACCGGATGGGCCACCTTTCCCGCTGGCAACTCGTGCTCTCGGGCGCGTCGGCCTCGGGCGGGGAGATCGTGAAGGTGCAGGCCACCGTCCTGGGCAAGGGGTGGCGCTGATGGCGACGAAATTCATCCGGTATCCGAGCGAGTTGAAGGAAGGCGAGTGGGGATACACCCGGCAAGGCGCGGTGTATTTTTGCTACGCCCAGGGCCTTGTGCAACGCATGGACCGCAGCGCGGGCCCCAGCTCGCCGATTGTGTCGGCAGGTGGCGTGCAACCTGACTGGAATCAGACCGATGCCGCACAGCCGAATTATATTCAGCACAAGCCGACCATCCTGGTACCGACGCAAGCCAACTGGACGCAAAGCGATACCACCCAGCTTGACTACATCAAAAATAAGCCCACGATCCTGACGCCGGTGCAGGCCGATTGGACCCAGAGCGACCCTGGCCAATTGGACTATATCAAAAATAAACCGATTCTGACCGGGACCAATGCGGCCACGATCACCAGGAGTCTGGTGCCTCCATCGGGGCTGAATCTCTCGACCATCGGCGATATCGACTGGATTAAGTGGGGCTACATTGGCATGCGGCCGCTGAACAATGCGGTAAACCGTACACGGAAGTGGAATGGGCACGTGCTGTCGGAGCTGTATTACTCGCCAGGCACCACGACATACGATTATGATGGCATCCCGTGTTCCTGGCGCGATGGGGATTATAACGTCCTGGCCTATTCCAATGTGCTGAAGTCCTATTTTAATACATTCGTGGGCAGTGGTTTTCATCTGCTGGCCCCGGCGTCCAGCATCACGCGCACCCTGTATCTCTGGCTAGGCGTCTATAACTGCACGGCCCAACTGACCTTATGGTATGACAATCTGCTGATCAATCAGGACACCATTACCTACAGCGGGGCCACCGATGTCTGTTATACCATCGTGTATTCCAGCAACAATATCCCGTATCTCAACGCGCGCTGGTGGTATGTGAGTGGCGCCGGGGGCAATATGACCATTCAGGCTGCGGCCTTGACCAAGACCTAACGGAGGGTTTTTCGATGGATTACATTACTCCCATTCTGGGGGCCATCGGCTCCCTGATTGCCGGTAACGGGGATTCCAACAACGCCGACGCGCTGCGGGATGCTCAAGCGCGGCTCGCCAACCTGGATGCGCGCGCCTGGGAGCAATACATGCCGGCCATCCTACAAGCCCTGAAAGCGCAGATGGGCGGGGGCATGACGACGGCGGACCAGGCGGCGATGAACACGGCGTTGGGCAACGCCCAACAGGATTATACGCAGGCCTTCCGCCAAGGCGCGGCGCAGCTCGGGGCACGCGGACTTACGCCGGGATCCAGTTCCATTTATGACACGGTGATGCGCAACCTCTCCGAGGCGATGGGGCACGAGATGACCGGCATCCGGCAACAGGCGTCCGCCAACGTCGCGAACCGGCAGGAACGGGCCATGGGGACGCTGGGCAGTCTCGTTTCGCCGATGGGCAACAGTGCGGCGGCGACGTATGGCAGCCTGGCCAACCAATACGATGACCGGGCCACCAACAGCAGCCAGGCGATGGCCAACCTCTTCGCGCAGATCGGGCAGGCGATGGCCCGACCGCAGACGATGCCGATTGTCATCAATACCGGCGGCACGCAGACTGCCAGCTCTGGCGGGGGCAAAACCATTCGGATGATACCGCCGAGCAATCCGTGGCATGTCTAAACCATGATTTAGGATTCAGCAGTGGGAGGTGTGGGATGGATTTTGGCAGGCTTTTAGGGTTGGCAGCGACGGGCGCTTCCGGGGCGCTGGCGGGAAGGCTGGCTGGGGATGAACGGCAGCAGGCCCTTGCTCGTCAACGGGCGCTGGATCTCCTGAATCAGATCCAAGTGCAGCATGGGATTGATATGGCAAACCAGGAGTTGGACCTTCGCCGGCAAGGATTGCAGCAGGAACAGACGCGCTGGGATGCGGTGCATACTGTCTCTTCCCCTGAACTGGATGCGTATCGGGCGATGGGCTATACCCTGCCGGCTTCTGCACAGCCAGGCATGAACCGGGAGCAGTTTAATTCCCTCTTCTCCTTGGTGAAGCCGATTCATGATCAGGCGATCATTGCGCCATTGATCACGCGGGCCATGGGTGGGGATACCACGGCAGCGGATGCGGTGCCGGGTTGGCTGCTGGATGAGTTTAAGCAACGGCTCGGGCTGGCCCGCGGTGAACAAGGAGTGGCACGCACGGAGGCCGGGCGTACGGCGGCGGCGGAGGCACTTCAGCACGTCCAGTTTCAACCGCGCGTCGTGCAGCCGCCGACGATCACCGCGGCGGCTCCGGTCAAGACGGACACTCCTTCCGTTCCCACACGCTTCCTGCCGACTCCGGAGGGGAATCCGTGGGTGGGCATGGCGGCGGATCGCGCGAACGCACTGCGCGACTTGCTTACCTCGGTGCAGGGCTCGCCTGATGATTCGCCATCCGCTCCGGTCCCGCCGATGGTGCTGCCGGCGGATACGATTGATCGGGCGTTTATCTCCAAACTCCAGAGTTATCTTCCGCCGGAGGCGTGGGGCTATATCTCCGACGCGTTGGAACCCGCGGCGAAGGAGACGGAATACCTGCGCGCGCTGGGTGAGAAGAAAAATGCTGCGGAGGACAAAGATCCGCTGGTACCGGCGATGCGATGGGTTGTCGATGCCAAAACGGGGCAAAGCCACCTACAGCCCATCCTTGACGAGGCCGGGAATCCGATGGTGGTACGACAGAGCGTGGCGAAGACGATGCTCTCTTCCTCGAGTACGCTGGGAGGATCGACCCAACGCAACTACGGGCCGAAGGCGATGGCGGAGACAGATTATATCACCGGGCCAAAATCAGACCTGACCAACCAGCAGGTACAAACGGAAGCCTGGAACACTCAGCTTCAGCGCGCGAAGACGATCATGGAACCGAAGCTGGTGCAGGCGCGCATTGCCTACATGGGGAAGTCGGGCGACGCGGCGCTGACCAACGCCCGGACGGCGGTGTCGCGGCTGGGGCTCGAGCGGGCGCGGCTCGGGCAAACCGCTGCGCAGCAGCAGGCGTCGCAGGCCATCAACTGGGCACGGCTGTCGCAGAATAACCAGGCGATTTACCTGCGGGCGGTGGGGGATGAGATCCGGACGCTGTCCAGCCGATGGAAGATCGATGCCGATGGGCGACCGGTGTACGTGGGCGATCCGGCGACCCAGGCGGCGGATGCCGCACGCTTGCAGACGCTGTTTACGAATTACGATAACGGCATGAAGACATTGCAATCTGGATCGCCAGCGGTGGGCGGTCCGGTGGTGACCCCTCCGGTCAGTCATGCCGGCGCACTAGGTGCCCAGGTTGGTGCCGGCGCCGCGGTGCCGACGCCTCGACCTGGCACGGCGTATGCGGCGAGCCCTGCGCCAGCCACTCCGCAGATCTCCCCTGATCCGCATGTGGCCATGATGCAGCAGATTATCCGGGCAGGCAAAGGCACACCGGGGCAAATCGTCAATGATGCCGTGAACTATGCGCTCTCCAAAGGGTGGCAGGATACCGAGATCGAGCGGGTACTGCAACATATCTATGGCCCACAGGTGCGATTGACCAAGCGGAAATAATGGAGGTGATCGGATGGGACAGGCACAGTTAGACCCGGAAGAATTCCAACAGTACCAGGAGCAGCAGCAGGGACAACCGACACCGAAGACATTGCCGAAGGTGGCACCGCTGGATGTCAATGAATTTCAGCAATTCCAGCAGGGACCGGCTCCGGCGTCCATACCGTCGGCACCGCCGTCCCCGGAATTGTTACGGAAAGCCATCGAGGCGGTGTATCCTACCCCAGCCGCGAAGACTCCATTACAACAGGCCATTGCCGCGGTCTACCCCACCCCGCGCAAGCGCGCGGTGAGCCATCTCACGTCGACGGGCCTGCAGGCGATTGAAATCAATCCGGGGGATGTGAATCAACTGCAGAAGCTGGCGGGCGTGGTCGTAGATCCGCTGTCCAACCTGATGCACATGGCCGGGAGCGGCATCCAGCACTGGGGCGAGGCGAACACGGCGCCGATCCCGGAGCCGCCTGCCCCACCCCGCCCCGGTGCCTCACCGGCGGAGATGGCCAAGTATAAAGCGGCCAGCGATGAATACACTCGGTGGGTGAACGAAGACGCTTACCAGGTCTACTTGAACAACCTGCTGCCGAAGGCGATGGCGGGGACATTGGCGGGCGTCCAAAAGGCGTGGCTGCCCGGTACCCGCACCGGTGGCTATGAAGGCGATCAATCCGATCTGACCCTGGGGAGCGTCAATGTTCCTTTGCTTGGCCACGTGCCGATCAACCCGGAAAGCATCGCTTTCACGGGGAACCTGCCGGCGGCGGCGGCGGTGCAGGGGCGCGCGATCGGCGCGCTGGGTGGC